GCTGCTCAAAAGCTGAAAGAAGCATCCCGCATGGTCGTTGACTTTATTCGCCGCGTATCGTGGCACGATGCCAAAACCCCACCGCCTGTCCACGATCAAAGCTGGGAGAACGCGGGAGAGAAGCACTGCTGCATCATGAGCGAACTTGTGTGGGTCTGCTGCGAGAGCTGGAACACCATGAAGGGCTGGATTGAAAACGGCAAGTGGTACATCGAGGATGGTCGCCCAGCGGCAGATACGCCCTATGGTGCTGTGAAGTTCTGGGCTCCGCTGCTGGAGCCGCCGGAGGTGGTGAAATGAGCAAAGCTGTGCTTTTAAGTGTCCGGCCTGAATGGTGCAGCCGTATCTTTTCGGGCTGGAAAACGGTGGAAATCCGTAAGACAAGACCGGTCTCGTTGAAAGAACCTTTTAAGTGCTACATATATTGCACGAAAGGGACGAAATTTTTCTGCTGGAAAGCCGTTGACCATTTGTATTTCGACGATAGGCCTCATAAGATATTCGACCGCAGGGTTGACGGAATGGTTGTCGGCGAATTTATCTGCGATGACATCCGACGCATTGGCCCTGAATACTGTGCCGTCAAAGAAGATATCGAATCTGCAATTGCTGGAAGCTGTCTCACAGTACCGCAAGTCAAAGACTATGCCGGATGGAAGTCCGGGATGAGTTATGCAGATTTGAAAGACTTGTATGGCTGGCACATTTCCGACCTGAAAATTTATGACAATCCGCGCGAGCTGCGGCCGTTCACGGGCTTGCTAAACACGCGGTTTGGTGTGCGGCCTGTGGAAGCGCAGCGACCGCCCCAGAGTTGGTGCTATGTGCAGGAAATGGAGGTTGCCGATGGTAAAGCCTGAACCATGGGAAAACCCGATGCTGGATACCATGTGGAGCTTTATGCAGATGGGCGGGCTGAAAGCCAACTACCCGGCTCTCAAAGAGGCCTGCATGGAACTGCGTCAGATGCTGATGCAGAAGACCGCCGGGCAGCGCAAGGACAGGCCGAAAGACCTGTCATGGGAAAACCTTGAGCGGGTCAAGGTAACCATCATCTGTGAGGCCATGGCTCTGGTGCTGTCCGGCGAATACGAAGGAGGTAAGCAAACAGATGGAAATGTACATGGCAATCTATAAATGCCGCCTTTGCGGAAAAGAATTCTGTCACTCTGGAACAGGCGACAGGGACACGGCAGCCACGGCCGCTTTGTATACAGTCCTCGAATCTTCTGGCATCACCCCGCAGTTTGAATCTCCAAACGCGCCAATGCAGTTTGAATTTCACAGCTGCAAGGATGGAAGCTACGGGATGGGTGATTTCTTGGGCATGAGAAAAACGGAAAAGGACAATGAAAATGAAGTACCGCATTGAGGTTTCGGAAGAGCAGCTGCGCGTCATCGGCCTGGCCGTGGACGAGTACATGAGGCTACGCATGGGGCAGTTCGATGATTTGGCCGAAGATCTGGCGTATGACGGCATACCCCGCGTCAAAGCTCTCACTGGAAAGTACACTTACGATACAGACCTTCAAAAGCGGTGCAGCAACATCAAAAATTTGTTTGAGACCGCCTACAAAATGGCTTTCCCGCCGCACGGCTACCGTGGACGGCAGCACGATTCATGGGGAACGTGTATCGACCTTGTACACGCCATCGAGCACCAGCAGTGGCTGGACAGTCCGAAAGACAAGCGGGAAAAGCCGCGCACAACAATCCGTTCTTTCGAACCTGTTCCGCTGGGGCATGAGCCGTTCCCGAAAATTGAGAGGGTGGAAGAATGAGCTGCCTGTTTTGTGAGAACTACATACCCCTCGACCCGCCTATCCAACGCACCGATTCCAACGGCCAGACCTATGAGGTGCCGGGATTGTGCAAAATTGGAGCGGACCACATAATTTCTGGGTTTCCTGTCTATCTTCCGACGGCAAAATGTGATAAAATAACAGAAGCACCGTTGCAAAACGGCAGCTGAATTATGACGGAGGTAGGCTGTGACATTACAGGAATTGTCCAAGTATTATGACATTCAGATGACCCTCGAAAAAGACCGTGAAGCCTTGGAGAATCTTCGGCAGAAAATCAATCCTGCCTCCCCACAGCTGACGGGTATGCCACATACGCCCGGCGTTCGGGACAAGGTGGCGGATCTGGCTGTGGAACTGGCTGACATGGATGAACGTGTCCGCTGGTTGGAGGAACAGGCAGCAGAAGAAAAGCCCAAGGTCGAGGCGTACTGCAAGAGCATCATGGATGCCCGGCTTTATCTGATCTTCCGGCTGCGATTTGTCCGCTGCTACTCGTGGGCAGAAGTTGCCGGAGCACTCGGAAAGTGTTACACGGAAGCCGGGGTCAGCCGGATGGCCTACAACTACCTCGAATCACATTGACCGATAAGCCCTGCATTTGCGGGGCTTTTTATTTTTGCCCGAAAACTCAAATTCAACCTCAAATTTTCATAAAATACGGCCAAATATAGAAATAAGTTTTACATTTTGGCTGCCAAAAGTTAAATTCAAACTGAAAATATCAAAAATCAATGCAGATTGTTTCACACGGTGATGGACGGTGTAGGACGGTTTCACACGGCGTGTAATGCCGTGCAATAAACAAGAACGGCCAGCAACGAAGAAGAACGGAAATCAACGAGTAGCAACGAGCAGCAACGACCAGCAACGCTTTGATATGGATTCAGATGACAACGGATGCTCCCGGTGATATGATTAGGATGCAAAAATCCGAATCAAGCCAAGCGGTGCCCGCCAGAAATGGCGGGTGCCGCTATTTTTATACCTGAAAGGAGGATTCCGAGCCGCACGCTGCTCTCCTTTGCGTGTGGCATTACCGCAGCACCCCGAAAAGCTGAGGTGCTGCAAGCTGGACATTTCGCCGTGCCCAGCCGCAAAGAAGGAGATTTTTCCATGTATCAGAAAATCAAGGCGAAATTCAAGGCAAGTCCCACTGTTTTCTACGCCTGCTCCATCGTTGCATCGTGGGCAGGAGTAGGCAGCTTGATGAACTTCCGCACCATTGCATTGCGATACGGAGCAGTTCCGGCAATCATCTGGGCAGTGTTCAATTCTCTGGCATGTATTACGTTCGGTTTGTTCGCTGACCGTGTTCCGTCCATTCGGCGCATCATGCAGAGCAAGGTGATGTTCTACTTCATCGGTCTGCTGACGCTGTTTCAGACGTGGACGCAGATGAGCGGCATCTACGAGATCTTTGGCGATACACCCATTGGAACCAAGGGCGGCATGATTATCGTGTACGTCACCTGTGTGGCGTTCCTGATTATGTTGCTCAAAGATGGCATGATTCGCAACGTGCTATCCGATGGCTTTTCATGGGTGGTCGTTTATGGCCTGCTGGCCGTAGTAGTGGCTGCTGCTCTGGTGTACACTGGCGGCACGTTCACCGTCATCGACCCCGGTGTAAACGCCGCTGGCATTAAGGCTGGCGTGTACAACGGCTTACTTCTGCTGCCCGGCCCATTTGCTTGTCCGTATTACTATTCGCTGTTTGAGTACAACGATGAAAATGCGGACGGCACCAAGCGCGGCAACATGAAAAAGGCCTTCGTGCTGGCGGGCGTGATGTTTGGCATCTACATGGTGCTGGCTGCGCTGCTCACGTGGGTGCGCTTCAGCCCGGTGCTGAACGTAATGAAAGCTATTTTGATTACGGTCATCGCCATTTCCTCGCTGTCTACCTATCTCTACTGCGAATATCTGGTTTTCGACAAGAAGTTTGGCTTCGCACTGGATGTTCTCACCGTGGCCTCGTGGCAGATCCTGATTCCGCTTGGAGTTATGGGCATCTGGCAGTTGATGAGCACGATCCGCATCTACGTTGTCGTAGCCGCCGTCCTGTTCTCCATCGTTCTGGACCTCGTTTCTGACAGGAAGGAGGCCGCACGATGAACATCACGGTAAAGAAGCTGGCAGAGCTGCATAAGCCTGCCCACAACATCCGCCGGCACTCCGACAAGCAAATCACCGAGTACATCCGCAGCATTGAGATGTTCGGTCAGGTGAAGCCGCTGGTCGTTGCCGAGGATGGCGAAATCATTGCCGGCAACGGTCTGTACGAAGCCCTGCTCCGCATGGGTCGGGAAACCTGCGACTGTTATGTGATGGTCGGGCTGACCGATGTGCAGAAGAAAAAGCTGATGATGGCCGACAACAAGGTCTATGAACTCGGCTTTACCGATGTGGATGCCATCGAAGAACTGGTCAAGGAACTGGACGGCGATGTGGACGTTCCGGGCTGGGATGCTGACCTGCTGGAAATGCTGAACAGCACCACGGATGAAGCTGATGAAGTAATCAGTTCCTACGGCGATTTCCCGGAAAACGAGATCGCACCCATCAGCCGCCATCAGGCAGAGGAACACGTTCCGTATGCCGAAACACCGACCTACCCGGTGGCTCCCGCCCCGCAGCCTGCTCCTACCGTCTCCGCTGCCCCGCAGCAGCCCTCCACAGTGCTGGAGGTGTCTACACCTTCTGAACCGCAAACAGCTGCTCCAGAGGCGGACAGCGGCGTGGAGCAGCACAGGTGCATCCGTTGCCCGAAGTGTGGTGAACTGATATGCCTGTGAAAGTAGTGGAAAGCAGCATGAACGTGCTGCAAGCGGCGAAAATCCGTATCCGCAATGTGTTCGCAAACGGCTGCAAAATCTATCTGTCGTTTTCCTCCGGCAAGGACAGCCTGTGCATGGCCAACCTCGTGTATGAGATGATTCTCTCCGGCGAACTCGACCCCAAGCAGCTGACGGTGACATTCATTGACGAAGAAGGGCTTTACCCCTCCATGGTCGATGCAGCACACCGCTGGCGGCGCAACTTCCTGTCGGTCGGCGCGAAATTCCTGTGGTTTTGCTTGCCGTTCAAGCAGGTGTGCGTGATAGACCACCTTTCCGCGTCAGAATCGTGGATAACATGGGAGCCAGGCAAAGAAGATGTGTGGATGCGTACCCCGCCCGATTTTGCCATCAGGTACAGCCCATACCTGCACCACCCCGGAGAGATGAACTACCAGACGTTCTGCGAAAAGGCGTTCCGCGACGGCATTCAGCTGGTCGGCCTGCGCACGGCAGAAAGTCTGACCCGCTTTAAGTGCATCGCCAACACCAAGATGGAGCGTATCACAAAAGGTGGCAAGTTCTATCCTATCTACGATTGGGCTGATTCCGATGTTTGGCTGTACATCAAAGAGCGAAACCTTGAATTCCCTGAAATCTATATGCGTTTGTACGAAGCTGGTGTGCATAAAAATGCACTCCGGCTTTGTGCTTTCTTTGGAGATACCAGCACACAAGGCCTACGGTGGGTTGCAGAAACCGACAACGACCTGTGGGAGCGTATCCAGCGGCGAGAGCCAAACGCCTACCTCGTTCTGCTTTACTGGGATTCCGAGATGTTCCGGCGCAGCACCCGCAAGCGGCGTGAGCTGGAAGCAGATACCGAACAGAAGGATTATAAAGCCCTCTGCAAAGACCTGCTGTTCCTCCACCCGGAGCGGTACACCATCGCCAAGGACACCTTATCCCACATCGACCATTGGCGAGGCCTATTCATAAAGACCTATGGTATCGCTGAACAAAAGCACTACAAGACCATGTATGAGGGGCTGCTGTACGGAGATCCCAAGATGCGTATCCTGCGCATCCTCTGGACCACCATCTACAACGACCACAACGCCCGCATCAAGGAGGAGCAGAACCATGGAAAACATTGACGTATTCGCACCGCTGGCATCCCTCCAGTGGGTAGACCGCAACACCATCCACGCCAACGACTACAACCCCAACAAGGTCAGTGAGGAGAACCTGAAGCTGCTGGTGCAGTCCATCCTGACCAACGGCTGGACGCTGCCCATCGTGGTACGCCCGGACGGAACCATCATTGACGGCTTCCACCGCTGGACAGTATCAGGCCGTGAACCGCTGCTGTCCCTGCTGGGCGGCAAGGTGCCTGTCGTAGTCGTAGACCATCACGGTGACGAGAGTGCCGACGTATACGGCACCATCACCCACAACCGCGCCCGCGGCACACACCTGCTCGACCCCATGAAAGCCATCGTGAAGAAGCTCATGGACGAGGGCAAGACCGTGGACGAGATCGGCAAGCAGCTGGGCATGAAGCCCGAAGAGATCTTCCGGCTGTCCGGCTTCACCAAAGACGAGTTCCTGAACATGATGACCAAAGACCATCCGACATACTCCAAGGCCAAGGTCATCCGCAGCATCTGAGAGAGGAGCGTATCACAATGCCTGTCGTAGACATCTACGTTAATAAGCCTGTACCTGTGCAGGACATGGAGTTCACCTTCGTGTATGATCCTGCAATGGTTGAAGCTGCGCTCCACCCGCCCGACAGCGGGCAGGAGCAGCCGTTCGGTGCTGAAAAGGTACTGTGACGGGGGTACCCTACCATGAGCGGGCTCGTCGACCCCGAAATCGTGCTAGTTAGTAAGGGAAAAATCAGCCATTTCGTTACGCTTTGTATAACGAATTTCAAGGAATTTTCCAGACAGTTTTACCAGAAAAGGAGGTGGTTTCTGGATGCCTACAAAAGAAAGACTTGCTGACAGAAACGTGACCACCACCGAACTGGCTCTGATACTGGGAATCACAGGCCGCAGAGTGCAGCAGCTGACACAGGATGGCGTGCTTACCACCGTCAGCCGGGGAAAGTTCGTCTTGTCTGATGCCGTGCAAGCCTACATCGGCAGCATCTCCCGTGGCGGACTGACCAAGGAAGAAGCGGAGGAGGCCAAGAAGATTGAGCGGGTCAAGGCCAAGGCTGAGGCCACACTCAAGACCAGCAAGGCTAAAATCGCACAGGCAGAAGCCAAGGAGCTGTCTGGGCAGATGCACCGCAGCGAGGATGTTGCTGCCATGACCGCCGAACTTATCTACACCATCCGGGGTGCGCTGATGGCGTTGCCCAGCCGGGTGGCCATCAATGCTGCTGCTCTATCCGACCCTGCTGAGGTCGCAGAGTATATGCGCGGCGAGGTCAATCAGATTGCGGAGGAAATCGCTCTGTTCCGCTATGACCCGGCCAAGTATGAGGCTCGCGTTCGGGAACGCCGGTCGTGGACTGATAAACTGGGCGGTGACGAGGATGAGTGACAACGCCGCAGTAGACCGCCTGAATGCTCTGGTGTCGAAGCTGGTGGCAGCTATTCGCCCGCCGCCCAACGTGACGGTCAGCGAGTGGGCAGCTCAAAACCGCGTCCTGTCCCCGGAAGCATCTGCTGAACAAGGCCGCTGGCGCAACAGCAGAACGCCCTATCTGGTGGAAATTATGGACGCATACTCTGACCCTCGCGTCCATCACATCGTTGTCGTAGCGTCCTCGCAGGTCGGCAAGAGCGAATTTGAAAACAACGTCATCGGCAGAACGATTGACGTTGACCCCGGATCTATCCTTTTTATCCACCCAGTTCAGACTGATGCCAAGGAGTATAGCAAGCTGCGTATCGCTCCCATGATACGAGATTGCCCTACCCTGCGGGCAAAGGTGGCAGAGAGCAAGAGCCGAGACAGCGGAAACACCATTCTGCAAAAGAGCTACCCCGGCGGCATCCTGACCATGTGCGGCTCAACAGAGGCTCACGCTCTGGCATCGAAACCCATCCGCTATGTGCTGGGCGATGAACGTGACCGCTGGGCTACGAGTGCCGGCACTGAGGGCGACCCTTGGGAACTGGCAATGGCCAGACAGACCACGTTTTATAATGCAAAGGCTGTGGAGGTCAGTACCCCCACCATCAAGGGACACAGTGCCATTGCCAAGTCCTACGTCAAGGGCACAATGGAACGCTGGGTATCCCAGTGCCCGCACTGCAAGGACTTCCACGAACTGCGCTGGGAAGATATTCGATACGATTACGACACCATTGAGACCCACGGCGAGAAAACCTACAAGGTCAAGGACGTGTGGTATCTCTGCCCGGAGTGCGGCTGCATTTCGGACGAGGTGACCATGAAGCGGGCACCCGCTCACTGGCAGGCCGAAAACCCGGCAGCCTATGAGAACGGCATCCGCAGCTTCTGGCTGAACAGCTTCGTCAGCCAATGGGCGGCATGGAAAGACACCGTACTGAAATACCTGAACGCCTTGGGCGATACCAAGAAGATGCAGGTTGTCTACAACACCCGCCTTGGACTACTTTGGGAAGACCGTGGCGATGTGCAGGACGAGGATACCATGCTGGGCCGCAGGGAGGAATATCCCGCAGAACTGCCGGAGGGTGTTCTGGTGCTGACTGCTGGCGTTGACACGCAGGATGACCGCATGGAGTACGAGATCGTGGGCTTCGGCCACTTCGGGGAAACATGGGGCATCGAAAAGGGCATCGTCAGCGGCAGACCTGACAGCGATGAAGTCTGGCAGCAGCTGGACGAACTGGTGTTTGACCGCAAGCTGAAATTTGCTGATGGCGTGGAACTGCCTGTGTCCATCAAATTTGTGGACGAGGGCGGTCATTTCACCCAAGAAATACGCCAGCGGTGCCATGACCGCATAGGCAAAAAGGTTTTCTGCATCAAGGGTTTTCCTGGCTCTGATAGGCCGTTTACCAGCCCTCCGAAGCAGCAAAAAATCACGGTGCAGAACCGCTACATCGGGATGTGCTGGCAGTACCAGTTGGGCGTTGACTCCGGCAAGCAAATCATCATGGACGATTTGAAAGTGCAGGAGCCGGGTGCCAGGTACTGCCACTTCCCGCGCCGGGATGATTACGGCCTTGGCTATTTTAATGGCCTGCTGTCTGAGCATTTGGTGTACAAGGATGGCCATCGCAATCCGTGGCAGTGGGAGAAAATCTCCGGCCATGAGCGCAACGAGGCGCTGGACTGTAGAAACTACGCTCTGGCGGCTTTCAAGGTGCTGCCGAAAGATCTCGATGCCATTGACCGCAGGCTGAAACAGCTGCGTGGCAAGGCAGTCGACACCCCGGCAGCGGTAAATATTCAACAACCCATCTCCCGCTCCCAGCCAACCGGCAGGAAGCGGGAGAAACTTTTAGATGACTGGTGAGGTGTGAGGTATGGATACCGTGACCATCAAAAAGCGGCTGGAGTTCCACACGCAGCGGCTTGACAAACTGTATTTGGCCTACAGCAAGCTGCTTTCCGGCGGCGTGAAAAGCTACCGTCTTGATGACCGGGAACTTACACGCCTCGACCTCGGCAAATTGAGCGATGAAATCAAGGATGCTGAGGAAAAAGTCGATGAACTGACTGCGCTGCTGAACGGCCAGAGTGCCCGCAAGGCATTTGCCGTTATTCCGCGCGATTGGTAATTTTTTAGGGTAACAGCCCATCTGGGCTTTTGCCGCGGGCTGGCTGCTTTTTACTCCTTTCCCCAGCCAGCCCGCTTAGTTTGAAATTTACGGAGGCGATTACTTTTGAGCGTCAGATACCGCGTCACTGCTGCACCGCAAGCCAGCGGATACAGCGAAGCGGGCGCATCCTACAAGCGGCGCGCGCTGCGGGCATTCTTCCCCAACAGCAACTCGCCGAGCAGCGATATACACGACAACGCCGACACCCTGCGTCAGCGCAGCCGGATGCTCTACATGAGCGCACCGATTGCCACGAGTGCCATCAACACCAACCGCACAAAGGTGGTCGGCACTGGCCTGACCCTGAAAGCTACTGTTGACAGGGATGTGCTGGGACTTTCCCCGGAGGCAGCCAAAGAGTGGCAGACCAAGACCGAGGCAGAGTTCCGGCTTTGGGCAGAGAACCGCCGCAGCTGCGATGCCATGGGGCTGAACAACTTCTACGGCTTGCAGCAGCTGGCCTTGAAAAGCTGGCTCATGAGCGGCGATGTGTTCGCCGTTGTGAAAATCCGCAACCCGGACAAGCTGCATCCCTATGGCCTGCGGCTGCATCTGGTGGAGGCCGACCGAGTGTCCACCCCGGACAAGTGCGGCGGCCTGCTGGACGGTCTGGGCTACACCGAGGGCAAGAACCCCAGCAACGGCAATAAAATCTATGACGGCGTGGAAGTGGACAGCAGCGGTGCAATCGTGGCCTACTGGGTGCGCAACACCTACCCGCACGAGTGGAAGAACGATACAACCACGTGGCAGCGGGTGGAAGTGGCTGGCGATAAAACCGGGCTGCCCCAGATCCTGCACATCATGGAATCGGAACGCCCGGACCAGTACCGCGGCGTTCCGCTCATTGCGCCCATCATCGAACCGCTGCTCCAGCTGCGCAGATACACCGAATCGGAACTGATTGCAGCACTGGTCCAGAGCTACTTCACAGCGTGGATTGTGTCGCAAACGCCCAAGAGTGCAATTCCGTTCAACGAAGTGGGTGGTGGCGACCTCGGCGGCGTTCCTGTTGACAACCCGCAGACCGATAATGCCAGCCATAGCGAGAACGAGTACGAGATGAGCCCCGGTCAGGTGTTCCACCTCGACAAGGACGAGGACATCAAGTTCGGAAGCCCGAATGTTCCGACCGCTGGCTTCGATACGTTCGTCAAAACGCTGTGTAAGCTGATGGGCGGCGCCATTGAGATGCCGTACGAACTGCTGCTGAAAGAGTTCAACGCCAGCTATTCGGCAAGCCGTGCCGCCCTGCTGGAGGCATGGGAGGCGTTCAAGATGCGCCGCACATGGTTGGTGGACAGCTTCTGCCAGCCTGCGTATGAAATCTGGCTGGCGGAGGCCGTAGCCCGTGGGCGAGTAATCGCTCCGGGCTTTTTTGATGACCCGTTGCTCCGCGCAGCGTGGTGCGGTGCCCGCTGGATTGGCCCTGTTCAGGGTAGTCTTGACCCGCAGAAAGAGGTCGAGGCAGCAATTCTCCAGACTCACCACGGTTTCCGCACCCATGAGCAGGTCACCCGCGAGATGGGCGGCGGAGACTGGGAAGAAAACGCTGAACAGCTGGCTCGTGAAAACGAGCTGCTGAAAGCCGCTGGCAACGAGGGCGTAATCGAGACCACCGCCAGCATTACGACACAGGGAGGTAAGCAAAATGCCCAAACCAAATAACGCACCGCAGGTGAACATCCAGCGGCCTTGTTACGCAATGGCCAGCACTGACGGCCAGACCGCCGACATTACCATGTACGGCGATATCGTGGAAAAACAGCCCATCGACAGATGGACCAATGAACCGATTCCCGGTCAGTACATCGTTGAGAGTGAGTTTCTGAACGACTTGGCACAGATTGAGGGGTGTTCACAAATCACCATCCGCATGGACAGTTTGGGCGGCGATGCAGGCGTTTCCATCCTGATTCACAATCGGCTCCGTGAGCTGGCGGCCAAAGGCACCAAGCTGGTCTGTATCGTGGACGGTGTGGCAATGAGTGGCGGCAGCCTTATCATGTGCGCCTGCGATACCGTCCGCGTAAATCCGTCCAGCCTCGTGATGATTCACAAATGCTGGAGTTTTGTTCTTGGCGCATACAACGCAGATGAACTGCGCAAGGCTGCCGATGCCAACGATGCGTGGGACAAGTCGCAGGTCAGCATCTATAAGCGCAAGACCGGCCTGTCTGAAACCGTGCTGCTGCACATGATGGCCGACACCACCTATATGACGGGCAAAGAGGCCGTAGAAAAGGGCTTTGCCAATGAGCTGCTGGATGATGCTGAACCCGTTGCAATCTCCGCAAGCGCAGACCGTCAGACCATCTATGCAAATGGTCACGCCCTGCGCCTGATGCCAGGCGTAAAGCTGCCCGACAACATCCCTATGGCTAAAGCGGCTGCACCTGCTGCCGCTGCTGCAAATACACCGGCGGCACCCGCCGCCCAGTCCAACGAAGGAGGACAATCCACTATGGCAAACAATGCAAATCCCACCCCTGCAACCACCGCAGCGGAAAACCCGCAGGCCGCAGTTGACGCAGCCGTGAGCGCGGAGCGCAACCGTCTGGCCGAAATCGATTCGGTGGCAAGCCTGTTTGACCCCGCTCTGGTGCAGGAGGCTAAGTACGGCGAGACCGCTTGCAATGCTCGCGAGCTGGCATTCCGCGCCGCCAAGGCTGCTGCTGCGCAGGGTCACGAGTTCCTGAAGAATCTGGCAGCGGACAACTCCGCATCTGGTGCACAGAACGTGGAGGCTGTTCCGGGCGCGTCTGCATCTGGCAGCCCGGAATCTCTGCCCGATGCAAAGGGCAATGTGCCCAAGACGCAGGCCGAGCGCATGGCTGCTGCCGAAGCAGCCGTCGCCGAGCTGCTCGATGACGACAAGAAGTGAGGAGGAACACTACTATGAGCGAACTGAGCAAATCTCTCGGCACCATGGAATTTGATGGTCTGATTGCCGACATCAACCCCAAGCTGGTTGTCAGCGGCGGCACCATCCGCAAGCTGTCCAAGGCCGATACCATCAAGCGCGGCACCGTTCTGGCTAAGTCCGGCGGCACTGCTGGCGATAACAAGCTGGTCGTGCTGGGCACCGCTGCTGCCAGTAATGAGGTGCTTACCGCTTACTGCATCCTGTGTGATGACGTGGCCGTTGGCACCACTGACGATGTGATTGCTCCGGTGTACCTGATGGGCTGCTTCAACTCCAACAAGGTTACCGTGGCCAACAGCTACACCATGACCGAGGCCGACAAGGATGCCCTGCGCAACGGCGGCATCGTCTTCAAGGCCGCTGCACCCGCACTGTAAGGAGGATATAACAATGCCTGCTGAACTGAATTTTTTCGATACCTACACTCTGATGGCTGTGCAGCGGCGCGCCGTTCCCAGACAGACCTTCTTCCGCGACCGCTACTTCGGCACCGATGACGGCGATATCTTCAACTCCGACAAGGTTCTGACCGAGTACATGGATGGTGACCGCAAGATAGCCGCGTTCGTTGGTCCTCGTGTCGGTGCAATCCCGATGGAGCGCACGGGCTACGAGATCCACGAGTTCAAGCCTGCTGCTATCGGCGTGAGCCGCGAACTGTCCGCCGATGACCTGACCAAGCGCGGCTTCGGCGAGGCCATCTACGCCAACAGTTCTCCCGCCCAGCGTGCCGCAAGGCTGGTTCAGAACGACCTCGTGGACATGGACAACCGCATCATCCGCACCGAGGAGTGGATGTGCGCACAGACCATGCTGGAGAACGGCTGCACCATGCAGGAGATGATCGACAACCAGACCAAGGGCGAGGCCAAGGTCGTGAAGTTCTACAACCCCGGCCACGAGAATGACCACCTGTACACTGTGGCACACAAGTGGTCTGAGGATACCGGCGACTTCTTCGGCGATGTTCCTGCCATGTGCCGTCTGCTGTCCAAGCGCGGCCTGCGCGCCGTTGACCTGCTGCTGGGTGCCGATGTGTACGATGCCGTCCTGAACATGGAAAAGGTTCAGCGTCTGCTGGATAAGAACTCCGGCATCATCGTCGGCAAAATCGAGCAGGAACTGAGCGCATACGATGGCGTCACCTACGGCGGCACCCTCAACTTCCGCGGCTATAAGCTGAACCTCATCTCCGTGGACGAAACCTACGTCGACACCGCCAACGCAGAGCAGCGTTACTTCCCGAAGACCGATGCGCTGATTACGGCTCCGGCCTGCGGTCACCTGATGTATGGTGCTATCACTCAGATCAACTACGGCGATACCCAGCACTCCACCATCGCCGCCCGCCGCGTTCCCAAGTTCAGCATCGATCAGGAGAACGATGTGCGTAAGATGAGCCTGAAGACCCGCCCGCTGGCTGCGCCCAAGAACTACATCCCTTGGATTCGCGCTAAGAACGTGGTCGGTTAAGCCCGGCCTGAAAGGAGTACACCGATGATTGTTGAAATTCTTTGCGGCGGCTACGGCTGCCCCACCAAGACAGGTGTTCACACTGTTTCGCGCGGCGAGCGGTGTGAGGTCAGCGATGCCGAAGCAGCCCGCCTTATCGGGCTGGGTGTGGCGAAATTCGCGTTTTCTGCGCCCACCGCCCCGGAAACCGCCCCTGCGGAGGCTCCGGCAGCTGCGGAAAGTAACGACACCCCCGCAGCCGAAGCCTCACAGAACGGCTCTGAGACGGCGCACCTCGATCCCGACCAGCTGCACGATATGACCGTTGTCAACCTGAAAAAGCTGGCCGCGGATATGGGCATCGACACCAAGCAGCTCAAGACCAAGGACGCACTCATTCAGGCTATCTGCGCCGAGGACGTTGTGCCCGGTGACGAGTGCACCGACGGTCCTGAACTGGCAGCTGCGATGCCCACGGCGTGAGTGCCTTTAAAGACGCTGTGCAGGAAGACCTGAACAGCGTCTTTCTGAATCTGGATGAGTTCGCCGAAACGCACACGGTCTACTATGATGGAGAGGAATACCCTGACGTTCCTCTGGTTTTGACAGGCCTCTCTGAAAAGGAACGTGTACGCCAGGCCATCAGCGACCATGCGCAGGGTCTGTACCGGGTCAGCCGGGTACTGCACTGCGATATTGCGGCCCTCGGCGGAAAGCAGCCTGAGAAGGATTGCAAGCTGGGCATTGATGAGGATGGATTCGTCCGAAACTACTATGTGGCATCCTCTGTCTGCGAGATGGGGATGCTGCGGGTGGAACTGGAGGCGATTGACGAATGAGTGATGTGACAACGGACACCATGATGCACAGCGTAGCTGCTGGCATCACCGTTGACATTGCAGAGGAAGGATTTGACCGGGTGTCTGCCCTCCTCGCCGGAATTCCCGGAGGCGCCAATCGTGCTGTAGGATCTGCGCTGGCTCGCGCCGCTGCCGCCGGAAAAACGGTGGCGAAACGGGCAGTCACGCAGGAGTATGCCATCAGCAGCAGTGAATTTTCCAACCGCACAAAGAATATCAACAACATCCAGCGGGGCAGCAATGGCGAGGTTTCTATCAACTTCGGCTACCGTGGCAGCGTCATCCCCCTTAGAGTTTTCGATACCAAGGTGGACCGCAGCGGCCGCGTGGTAACTCGCGTGAAGAAGTCCGGCGCAAGACAGGCACTGGACCACGCTTTCGAGGCGAAGATGGGCTCTCACTATGGCATCTATGAGCGGCAAGGAGAAAAACGGTTCCCGGTCAAGGAACTGTTTGGCCCTGCCACCCCGCAGATGATGTACTCCAACGAGAATGTCATGGACTCCATCGAGGAGAAAATGGCATCCACTTACGAGGAGCGCATTGAGCATGAAATCACGCGAATTTTGAACGGATGGGGTGTCTGATATGACCAGTGTTGTTTTGCTTGAGCAGCTGAAAGCGTTTACCGAGAAAATCATGGCCGATATGATTCTCCCGGTGGCTATGCAGCAGGGCGATACCGAACAGGCCTACCGTGCCCCGGAAGTCTATCTGATGCGGTTGCCTGACAGCCGTTCAGCCAAGAAGAAAGCCCCGTACATCATCCATCGGGTCATTCCGCTGGAAACGGAGCAGCAGCCCGGCAGCGAGGAGCGCACGGTAGTTTCTGTGCGCTCTATCTTTTGCTGCTACAACCCGGATGAACAGGAGGGCGACCTTGCGCTCCTGAACATGATGGAGCGGTTTCGTGTGGAACTGCTCAAAGTCCGCAAAGTGGGCGGCACCGGGGCAGATGGAAAGCCGCGGTATCAGTTTGCCCTCGACCTTTCTCCCGACCATAAGCTGGAAAGCGTTCCCTATGACGAGGAATCGAAGCCCTACTATGCCGGAGAGATGATTACCTACTGGAAGCTGCCGACCGTGCAGCAAACGGAGGATATTAAGTTATGGCGGTAAAAAAGACCGTGGCGGAACAGTCCGCCGAAAATACCGTGAACGCCGAACCTGCGAAGAGCAAGTTCGGCGTTTCTATTTACGTTGGTCCGTCCATTCTGGGCTACATCCAGAAGAACACGATTTACCCCTGCGCTGCTGCGGAGGCGGTAGACCGTGACGATGTAAAAATCGCCACCGAGAAATATCCCGGCGTGGCCGATTTCATCATCGACATGGACGAGCTTCACACCACGCCCGAAAAGGCAAAAGCACGCGGCGAGGCTATCCTTGCGTATGCCCGGATGCTCGCCAAATCCAAGTAAGGAGGATTACATACTATGGCAGATCATGGTATTAATGTCAGCCGCGCCGATACCGCCGTGGCGACCCCGAACGCCGCAACCTGCGGCATTCCCTTTGTCATCGGTACTGCGCCGCTGTCCAAGGCAACTGGCACCGCTGCGACCGCTGGCACCCCGGTGCTCTGCACCGGCTACACCGAAGCGGAGGAACAGCTGGGCTATGACAATGACTGGGCAAAGTTCACCGTTTGCGAAGTGATGTACTATCACTTCAGGCTGTGCGCTTGCCAGCCGGTCATTTTCCTGCCGCTCGCGGAAAACGCTGAGGCCGAGGCCGTAGCAGCTGCTGTTGAACAGGTCGAGGCTTGCCTGACTATGTTCGGCATTGTGCCCGACCTGATTATGGCACCCGGCTTCTCCAAGGAGGCCACCGTTGCTGCTGCGCTTGCTGCAAAGGCGGGCTCCATCAACGGTATGTTCTCTGGCAAGGCTCTGGTGGATATTTCCGCAAAGACCTATACTGCCGCAGTGCAGGCCAAGAACGCTGGCACCTACGACCAGAAGTCCATCCTTTGCTGGCCCAACGGCACTCTGGGCGATCTGAAGTTCCACGGCTCTACTGTCATGGCGGGCTGCCTCGCAGAGACCGACACCAACAATGGCGGCATCCCTTACGAGAGCCCTTCCAACAAGACCGTCCACATCGACGGCCTGTGCGACGATGACGGCGCAGCTATCAACCTGACCTACAATCAGGCAAACGTGGTCGATGCTGCTGGCATCTGCACGTTCCTGAACTTCATGGGTGGCTGGACCGCATGGGGCAACCATACTGCGTGCTACCCCAAGTCCACTGATGTGAAGGATTATTTTATTCCCATCAGCCGGATGTTTGACTATGTTTCCAACACGCTCATCAAGACTTTCTGGTCTAAGCTGGACAAGCCGATGAACCGCCGCCTGATCGACACCATTCTGGACAGCGCGAACATCTGGCTGAACGGTTTGGTCGGTGCAGGCTACCTGCTGGGTGCCCGCGTGGAGATGTTGGAAAGCGAGAACCCTCTGACCAGCCTGATGGCGGGCAAAATCAAGCTGCACGTCTACATGACCCCGCCCTCTCCGGCGCAGGAAATCGACTTCGTGCTGGAGTATGACGCTGACTATGTGACCAGCGCACTGTCCTAAAGAGGAGGTACTACTATGGCAATCGATCAGAGCATTATCAATTTTGCCGTCTATGAAGACAGCATTGAGTATGCGGGAATGGCAAAAGTTACACTGCCTGATGTGACTTTTCTGACGCAGTCCATCTCCGGCGCCGGTATCGGCGGCAACATTGATGCCGTTATTCTGGGTCATCTCGAAGCAATGACCCTTGGTCTGGAGTTTCGCACCACTACGGCACAGTCCATCAAGCTGTCCGAGATTCGCCGCCACCAGATTGATCTGCGTGTTCCTGTTCAGTATGAGGATCCCATCAATGGCACTATTGATGCTCGTTCTGAAAAGCACGTTCTTGTCGTTATTCCGAAGTCCACCAAGGGCGGCACTATCGCTCCGGCGACTCCCGCCAACGGCTCCGGCGAGTATGTTGTTCGTTACTGGGCGACGTACCTTGAAGGCAAGAAAGTCCGCGAACTGGACCCGCTGAACTTCATTTGCTACATCAACGGCACGGATTATCTGGCAGCTGTCCGCAAGGCACTGGGCAAGTAATCAGAGCCAATCGTTATGCCGGGGCTGCATTTTGCGGCTCCGGCCTATTTTTTAACTGCGAAAGGAGCAGCCGCTATGAACACCACCATCAGCGATAAGGAGTACGATGCAGCCATCGCCGCTGCGAATAAAGCTGCAGCTGACCCTTATGTGTACGTCCACAAGCTCATTCAGCCGTTTGAGTATGAGGGTAAGAAGTACGACACCCTGACGTTTGACTTCGGCAAGCTGACCGGCAACGATTCGCTTGCAATCGAGGCCGAAATGTCCGCTCTGCGCCAGCCGGTTATCGTGCCGAGTATGAGTGCTGGCTATCTGATTCGGATGGCTTGTCGTGCTTGCACCCAGCCCATCGGCGTTGACGTTATCGGTGCCATGAGCATCCGGGACTATAACACCATCCGCACCAAAGCGAGAAATTTTTTGATGCGGTCGGATGTGTAACCGATGATGGTGGAGAGTGGCTGCGGCGGCAAGCCCTCCTGATGGCGCAGGGAAACAACACCCCTGCACCATACTGGCTTGCCATGCCCCTGTATCAACTGCGGCAATGGATTGATACCAACAATGCCATTGTTGCCGAGCGCGAAAAGGCGAGAAAGGCGAAGTAGTGGCTCGAAAAGAATGGGAGTTGCTGTTCAACCTGTCCGCCAAACAGAACAGCAACTTCTCCAGCACCTTCAAGGCTGCACAGTCTGCTCTTGTGGAAACGCAGAACAGAATCCAGCAGCTGAACAAGGTACAGTCCGACATTTCTGCGTACCAGAAGCAGCAGCAGGCCGTTGACTCCACCAAGCAGCGGCTGGCCGTCTTGCAGCAGCAGTACGATAACATCCAGAAAGAGATTCAGGAGACCGAGGGCTATTCCTCTGCGCTGGAAAACAAGCTGATTTCCAAGCAGGCGCAGATCGACAAGACCACGACCTCCCTGCACACCTATGAGCAGCGTCTGGCTGCCACCGGGAACACCCTGCGGAAAGCTGGCGTGGACACCACGCAGCTGACGGCGGAAACCACCCGGCTGGAAACAGAGGTCGATAAGCTGAAAGACCAGCAGGTTGACCTCAAAAAGACCATGGACGAGGCCGGAGAGGGCGCAAAGGGCTTCGGCGAGAAATCTGTCGAAGCTATTGACGCTGTCGAATCTGTGCTTGCTACGGCGGGCATCGCAAAAGCCCTTGACGAAATTAAAGACGCATACATGGACTGCATCAACACCGCAGGTGATTTTGAGGCATCCATGAGCAACGTCGAAGCCCTGTCCGGGGCATCTGGCGATGAACTGGAAGCCCTGTCCGACAAGGCCAAGGAGATGGGCGCAACCACCAAGTTCACGGCTGGCGAATCGGCTGACGCTTTGTCTTACATGGCTCTGGCGGGCTGGAACACCCAGTCCATGCTGGAGGGCATCAGCCCGGTGCTGAATCTGGCCGCCGCTGCCAACATGGACTTGGCGCAGGCATCGGATATTGTCACCGACTATCTGACCGCCTTTGGCCTGAAAGCCTCTGACACCACGCATTTTGTCGATGTGATGGCCTACGCCATGGCTCACTCCAACACGGATGTGATCCAGCTGGGCGAGGCATACAAGGCGTGTGCATCCACCGCAACCTCCCTCGGCTACTCTGTCGAGGAAACCACCGCAGTTCTGGCTACCATGGCCAATGCCGGCGTTAAGGGTGGCGAGGCTGGCACAGCCCTGAACGCCATCTTCACCCGCCTTGCCACCAACACGAAAAAGTGCGGTGACGAACTGGCGAACTATGGCGTGAACATCTACGATGCACAGGGCAATATGCAGTCCCTGTCCAGCATCCTTACCGGGATTGCCGGGGTCTGGGGTGACCTGACCGACCAAGAGCAGGCCAACCTTGCCAAGACCATCGCCGGCACGAACCAGTATTCCAAGCTGCAAACCATCATGGCCGGGTGCAGCGAGGCCGCCGCCGAGGGCGGACAGTCATTCTCCGACTACACCGAAGCCCTGAACAACTGCGCTGGATCTGCCGACAAGATGGCGGGCACCATGCTCGACAATATGAACGGCAGGCTGGTTCTGATGCAGTCCGCCGCTGACGGTCTGAAAATCGCCATCGGCGAGGATTTGACCCCTGCCATGTCCGGCCTGTACGATGTTGGCGCGCAGGTTCTGGGCTGGATGCAGGGCTTCGTCGAGGAAAACCCCGGCGTGGTCAAGGGCATTGCCGCCGGAACGGTCACGCTTGGCGGCTTGGTTGGAACGCTGACCGCTGTGGCTGCTGGCATCAAGCTGGCTCATGCAGCAGCAACGTTGTTCACTGGCTCGCTGGCTGGCCTTGCTGGGCCGCTGACGCTTGCATCCGTGGCGATTGCTGGAACGGTCACTCTCGTTACTGCGCTTGCCACATCGTCTGACGATGCCGTTCCGTCTGTTAAGGAATTGACCAGCGCGGCGCGAGAGATGGGCGACAGCATGGAGGAAGCTGGCAACAACTACGATGCCACGCTGTCCAACATGGAGGCGACCGCCAGCGTTGCCGACCAGTACATCAGCAAGCTGGAGGCCATCGAAGCCGCCACAAACGGCAATACTGCCGGGAACGCTGAGTATCACGATACCCTTGCCCGTCTGTCTGCGCTGGTGCCCAGTCTGGCTGATGATATTGACCTTGAAACAGATTCCATCAAGGGTGGAACCGAAGCCCTGCGCCAGCACACGGACGCTTATGTGGCCGATGCAAAGGCGCAAGCCCGTCAGGAATACCTGAACGGCCTATATGAGCAGTACAACAATGTGCTGGTCGAAAGCGCGGAAAACGAAACCAAACTGGCCACCGCACAAGCCAAGGTCGAAAAGTCCAATGCCGGGATGTCCGCTGCTTATGATAAGCTGCTGACCTCCCTCGGCATGACGGACGAGCAGTTTAAGCTGACCTATGGCACTGTTCAGGATCTTCCGTGGCGCACTATGAGCGAGGATGTGCAGCAGCTGCGCACCGAGTACATGGGATATTCGGATGACCTCGTTACCGCCCGGCGAGAAGTCGAAAACTACACCGAGGCCGTAGAGCAGGATCAGGAGGCCATCGATGCAGCTGAGGCCGAGTATCAGGAAGCCAAGGATGCAGTCGATTCCCTGAACGCGGCGCAGCAGGATGCCGCCAACAGCGCAAACGATGTGGCTACACAGGAACAGGCTGTCACCGATGTTGTCAACGATGCCGAGGCAGAGATTCAAGAACTGGTTTCGGCATACACGGACGCTTACAATGCGGCCTATGACAGCATCACCAAGCAGTACGACCTGTGGGATACCGCCGAAAAGGTTGTTGCCACCTCCGCATCCAGCATCAACTCCGCGTTGGAAAGCCAGATCACCTACTGGGACAACTACAACCAGAATCTCGAAAGCCTGACCGAGCGCGCTGCCGATATTGACGGCTTGAGCGATGTTATCGCCAGCTTTGCCGATGGCAGCAAGGATTCTGTGAACGCCATTGCTGGCATGGCAGCTGCGTCGGATTCCGACCTCGCAAAGATGGTCGAGAATTACCGTTCCTTGCAGGAGGCGCAGAAAACCACCAGCGAGAGCATGGCCGACCTTGAAACCGGCATGAGCAATGCCATGGACGAGATCGCACAGAATGTGGCGGACAGTGTTGCCGACATGGACTTGAACGACGAGGCCATGAAGAGCGCACAGTCCACCATTCAGGGCTTTATCGACGGCGCAGAGGGCATGATGCCTCGTGTCAAGGAGGCATACGAAAAGGTGGCGAACGCTGCCTCTGATGCGCTGGCCGGGGCAAATAAGCGTTACAACATCGACCAGAAAAACGGCAATATCCCCGGCTATGCAGTTGGTACGGAATCTGCCGCGCCGGGCTTTGCCATCGTTGGTGAGAACGGCCCGGAACTGGTCTACTTCAACGGCGGCGAAACCGTGCTGACTGCGCCGGAGACCCGCGCGGCGTTCAACGAGGCACGGCAGCTGGAGCAGATCACCAGCACAAATGCGATTGACCTGTCCGCTGTCCGGGATGCCATCCGTGAGGAGCAGGAAGCCCAGACTCTGCGTGAGGAGTACAACCGATATGTAGAAACAGTCAATGGCAGCAATTCAGTCTACTTCAACGGCGGCGAAACCCGCTCCGCTGCGGAAGTGCAGCTGCCCGGCGGCTCTGCATCTGGCGGCTCCAACGCCAGCAGCACGGCTCCTATCGCCGTTGCGCCCGTCTACCACATCTACGGTATGCGAGACACGGATGAACTGCGAAGCGTCCTGAACGCTCAGAATGACGACCTCCGGGAAGCTGTGCTGGAAATCGTGAACGACAACGACACCGATAATTTCAGGAGGGGTTACGCATGAGCAAAACCTACACCACCGTGCAGGGTGACCGCTGGGACAGCGTGGCATACACGCAGCTCGGCAGCTGCGCCCTTGCGCCCCGCCTGATGGCTGCGAACTCGCAGTACCTGAACTATTTTGAGTTTCCTGCCGGAATCGTTTTGACGCTCCCGGAAATCGAAACCAAAACCAGTTCGACCCTGCCGCCGTGGAAGAAGGTGGTCACATGAGCGATGAAAACACCGCCCGCCATGCCGAGTGCATGGTGGAGTTTGATGGTGTGGATATCACCAGCGACATTGCTCCGTACCTGCTCTCCCTGTCCTTTACAGACAACGAGGAAGATGCAAGCGATGACCTGCAAATCAAACTCCAAGACCGTGAGGGTGTCTGGATGACCGACTGGCTCCAGAAGATGATAGACGGTGATGTATCGGCTGCATCTTCTGATGGCTACAAGGTCGGCGATGTGGTGCAGTTCCTTGGCGGTCCGCACTACAAGGCATCCACCGACAAAAAGGCAAACGGCAAGCCCAAGGCTGGCCCCGCCAAGATCACCATCATCAAACAGGGTGCGCTGCATCCGTACCACATCATCCACACCGATGGCACATCCCGCGTCTACGGCTGGGTGGATGCCAGCGAGATCTCCGGCAAGTCTGGCGGCGGCTCTTCTGACTCCTCCTCCGGCAGCGGAGAAGAAAGTCTGAAAATCCGGGCTACCATCACCGCCTGCAACTGGCACAGCGATGGCAAAGATGAAGCACTGGACTGTGGAACCTTTGAACTGGACAGCGTGGTTGCGTCTGGGCCGCCCGGTATTATCACCATCAAGGCCATCGGGCTGCCCTACACGAGCCAGATCCGGCAGACCAAGCAGAGTAAGGGCTGGGAAAAGTACAAGCTGTCCGGCATTGCCAATGAAATGGCATCCAAGAACGGCATGACAACCCAGTTTCTCGCAAAGAAAGACCCAGAGTACAAGCGTGTGGAGCAGTACCGCTGCTCTGACATTGACTTCTTGCAGCAGCTTTGCCATGATGCAGGGCTGTCTCTGAAATGCACTGATGGGAAAATCGTCATCTTTGACCAGCAGGAGTACGAGGGCAAGGACGCTGTGTGGACTACCACGCTGGGCGACAAAAGCTATATCAAGTATAGCCATTCGCTCGGTCAGGCCGGAACACAGTATGCGTCCTGCCGGGTGTCTTATGTTGGTCCTGATGGCAAGGCTATCGAGGGCGTCGCCTACGTTAAGGACTACGATGCCAAGAGCAAGACCAATCAGCAGCTGGAAGTCTACGCCCCGGTCACGAGCAAGGCAGAGGCAAAAGAACTGGCCGCAAAGAAACTCCGGCTCTACAACAAGTATGAGCGTCAGATGAGTTTTACCTATCCGGGCGACCCCGGAAAGGTTGCTGGCCTGACGTTCAATGCTGACCAGTTCGGACCGTGGGATGGCAAGTATATCGTGAAGCAGTCCAAGCACACGGTATCCGGCTCCGGCGGGTACACAACGCAAGTCACTGGCCGTCATACGCTGGGAGGTTACTGATGAACGTGAACGTCGATGTTCGCATCGGAAAAGTCACCGATGTGAACAAGAAAAAACGCCTTGTGCGCTGCAAATTTGAGGATACCGGCATCACATCCGGATGGCTCCCGGTGATGCAGCACTACAAAGCCATCGTCTATACTGAGTCAGCCGGTGAGCATAATCACCAGTATGTCCACCCCAGCCCCTACAACCTTGAGATCAAAAAGACCATGGATGGCTCCCGCCAGATTTGGGATGAAGAAGAAAAGGTCATTGGGGCGGATAACTCTACCGACCATCAGCACAAGTCTCATGTGGTGTGGTGGATGCCCGCCATTGATGACATCGTGATTTGTCTGTACCTGCCGTGCTTCAACTCCGACGGCTTCGTGTTGGGAGGGATTTATCCGTGATTGTTGGATGCCTTGGAGACATTACCTTTGCCGTGTTCGATGGCTACGTCAAAACTATAAAGGACATGGTACAGAGCGTGTCTGCCAGATACACCACCCACCAGCGTGCCGGAGGCAAGGCTCTGGCCGAGTTTACGGGTACGGATGCTGACACCATCACGTTCGATATTGAACTTTCAGCGTACCTTGGCGTGGCTCCGAGCAAGCAGCGCGAGATCCTGAAGGGGTATGTCGATAATCACACGACGCTGCCGTTTGTCCTCGGCAACGAAGTCTTCGGCAGCTATCGGTGGGTCATCAAATCTGTGAAATTCAAGACCAAGCACACAGACGTTTTCGGCGTTCCGACATGGATTACCGCGAGCGTCACTTTACTGGAATATCCGAGAGAGTGAGGCGATTTTATGAGCAATTATCTGGTGTCGGCAAATGACCTGACCGCCATTTCCCTCGGCGAGCAGGATACCGTGACCAGCGTTCTGCAGAACATCGCCGTCATCCTATCCACGCCGAAAGGCACAGTGCCGGGCTACCGGGAGTTTGGCATCGACATCTCGGATATTCTTGACCGCCCGGAAAACGTGGCGCAGCCTATGCTCTGCGCCGCCATCAAGGAAGCCATCGAACGGTTTGAACCGAGAGCCACCTATATGGGGACTACGTTCAAATCCTCCAAGGACAACCCCGGAACGATGCTTCCCGTTGTGGAGGTGAGCATCAATGCGTAGTACCGCAGACCACCAGTTCATCAGCACCGACGTTGACGAACTGGATGCGCTGCTCTGTGCGGGGTATGAGCAGTTTTTTGGCACATCCGTGCGCCCCGGCAGCCCGGAACGGCTGTTCATCTCGTGGATTGAGGACGCGATAATCTACGAGCGCGCCCTCAACAACCACGCTGATAACCAGAATCTGCCCAGCCGGGCAGAGGGCGAGAATCTGGATGCGCTGGCGGAGCTGTTCTACTTGCAGCAGCGTCCAAAGCCCACCGCGGCAACCTGCACCATGCGCTTCAACATCAGCGAGGTGCGGCAGAGTGCAATCCTCATCCCGTCCGGCACTCGCGTCACGGACGCAAACGCCTCGCTGTATTGGGCAACCACGGCAGATGAATATGTGCCTATCGGTTCGACCTATACGGACGTTACGGTGGTATGCCAGACCTCCGGCACTGTCGGAAACGACTTTGCAGTCGGCGACATTAACACCATTGTTGATGTGTACGACTACTATTCTGGCTGCTCCAACGTCACGACCAGCGCAAACGGCAGCGATGCCCCGGACGATGACGAGTTCTACCAGCTGCTGCTTGATAGTCAGGCGGCATGGTCCAGCGCAGGGCCTGTTGGCAGCTACAAGTATTTCGCGAAGAGCGTGTCTACCAAAATCGCAGATATCGTTGCCAATTCGCCCAGCCCCGGCACTGTTTGTCTGTACGCCGTCATGGATGATGGTAGCATCGCCCCGGACGAAACCAAGAAAGCGATGGTGGAGGTGTGCTCTGCCGATGAGGTGCGGCCTCTGACTGACCGCGTCATTTCTGGTGATCCTGATGTGGTGAACTACAACATCGACCTGACCTATTACCTGACCCGCGATGGAGACATCTCTGCTGCGGACGCACAGACCCGTGTAAACGAGGCTGTGCAGCAGTACATCAGCTGGCAGTCCGGCAAGATGGGCAGGGATATCAACCCGGACAAGCTGCGGTATCTGCTGCTGGAAGTCGGCATCAAGCGTGTGAACTTGCAGCAGCCCGTCTTCACCCCGCTGGAAGATGGCAAACCGTCCGTTGACCTGACCTCTGACAAGGTGCCGCAGGTGGCAAAGGTGGGTACGGTCACTGTGAAGAGCGGAGGGTACGAGGATGAATAATGGCCTGACCGCCGAGCGGATGATGGATTCCTTCCCGCTTGCGCTCCAGAAAGACCCGAAAATGGTTGCTCTGGCGCACTCCATCGCCAACGTGCTGGAGCAGCGGTTGGACGAAATCGACCTCGGCCAAATCTACACCCGCATCGACCAGCTGCCGGAAGACCTGCTGGACATTCTGGCAAAGGACTTCGCCGTAGACTGGTACGACCACGACTACGACCTCGCTGCAAAGCGGCGCACCATAAAATCCGCGCCCTATATCCACCGTCACCGTGGCACCGCCGGGGCTGTGCTGCGAGGCATCCGGGCTATCTATCCCGGCTCCCGGCTGGAGGAATGGTGGCAGTATGGCGGCGAGCCGTACCACTTCCGGGTCATGCTGGATATGAGCGGCTCTGATATCACCTACGTCAGTACAGACCGGGTGCTGTGGGCTATCGGCTACTACAAGTCGCTGCGCTCCCACAATGACGGCGTGTATTATCAGAGTGCCTTCGGCATTGAAATCGTGACCAGCAGCGGCTACATCGTGTATGCGGTGCGCCGCTGCGGTACTTTCCCCAAAACGGCCACGCAGGGCGGCATCTCCGCCAGAAACATCGTCATCGTTACGGACGAGTTCGGCGGCAGCTACGCCCACCCCCGCACTGGGCAGCTTGACGCTGGCGCGTTCCCGGCCGCAGCCACACAGGGCCGCACTGCCGCCTCGGAAATCGAGGTTTTGACGGTGGACAATGGTGGAGCCTATGCGCCGGAAAAACTGGCTGGAACCTACCCGGAGACCGCCACGCAGGGCTTCGATAATGCAGGGTATGTTGTTGTGCAGACCGCAGACGGCAGCAGCACATACGCAGCCCCGGCATCAGGCGACCTGACCGCCGGTCTGCATCCAGCAACCGCCACATCCGGCGGTACGTCAGGCGGTGGCCTTGTTGCCGAGGAATCCGGCCTCGGCGTTTCCTACATCGCAAAGGTGTGCGGCAGCGCACCGGGAATGAATTTTTAAGGAGGTAGCAGCATGATTGATTCGGCTGGCTTCGCAGACCTGCGGGGCTATCTCAAACGGCGCATTGCCTGCGCACGTTTCCGTGTCGGCTCGACCTACTACACCGTGCCGCTTTCCGGCATTGACATTTTGGCCGATGGCACCGTCCGCGCCAGAGTGTCCATCACCGGGCTGGGCGAAATCACGGTGAACCGGGTGGAACTTATCAACTCGGATAATCAGGTCTGGGCGCATGAGGACGTGAACATCAAAATCGCAACGGGTCAGACTGGTATCCTGTACTGGTTCGACTTCACCTTTACCGAGAAGAAAAAGGAGGAATGACCATGTCGATGTATCAAAAAACTGCATGGCTTGACCATGTGACGGACAAGCCCGGCCTGTACGTCATCACCGACAACAAGGACGGAACGTGGACCATTACCCCTGCTGGCAAGGTGATGCAGCAGGGCACCCCGCAGGATCAGGCACATTTCAACAACATTGAGAACGGCGTATGGGACATTTATGCTGCTTTCGGCATGATGTTCAACGCCGTTCGGCAGCAGGGCTGGCAGCTGAACGAAACCGTGGCCACTATCGACAACTCGTGGCAGATCGTGTCCGGCACCGTTGACCTGACCAATGCCCGCACCTATCCATGCAACAACAGCAAGAAGAGCGTGTCGTTGGGCAAGAACATGGGCAGCACCAGCTATCTGGTTATGACCGAACTTGTCAAGTCGGATGGCCCTGTTGGTGATATTGAGGTCAGCGAGAAGCTGGTCAACGGCTTCAAGCTGGCCTACAATGGCTCCGCAAAGTCCGCCACCATCAAATACATCGCAATCGGAGGTACTCTGAAATGACCGTTATCGAGAAGAATTCCGGCGCCAAGATTCCCTATGAGGTTGTCAAGAACAAAATCTGCTTTGATGATGACCTGACCATCAACCTCGCCAAGCGCGAGGATGACCGTGACGTTCACATCGATGTGTGCTACGACAGATATGGCGAACTGGTCATCGGCGCAGCTGCCGGCCGCAGCTACGTGGCAGAAATCGATATCCCTGCCCGCCAGTACACCCAGCCTGAGCCTATCGAGGCAGCGGCCGCAGACGGCGAGGAGAACGCCGAGGGCGGCACCCACATGGGCAACAGCACTCCCTCTGAACCGATTCCGTTCTCCATGGACAACGTGACCCTGACCCTGTGGGCCATCGACTGATAGGAGGTAACTACTATGGCTGCAAATTTTGACCTGACCAATCTGGCCGTCACTGGCCTCGCACCCGGCAATGAGCTGATTTACGACAACGCCGGTATGCCGTCCATCATGGTGAAGATCCCGAAGATGACCTATAAGCAGCTGGGCATGGGCGAAAGTGCCGCCGTGCATCCGGCGTTCATCGTCAACGGGCAGGAAGTGGACGCAATCTACATCTCCAAGTACCAGAACATCGTGCAGGATGGCCGCGCATACTCTCTTGGCGGCGTTGACCCTGCGGCATCGCTGGATATGGACCACGCACGCCAGTATTGCGAGGCTAAGGGCGAGGGCTGGCACCTGATGACCCGCATGGAGTGGGGCTTGATTCAGCGCATGTGTGAGGCTGCCGGCTTCGTTCCGAAGGGCAACAACAACTATGGTCGCCACGACAGTGAATCGTTCTATAAGGCTATCCCGACCTATATGAGTGGCGATAAGATTGGTCGTGTCGCAACTGGTACTGGCCCGCTGACATGGTATCATGACAACAGCCCCAGCGGTATTTCTGGTCTGACTGGAAACGTATGGGAGTGGATGGGCGCAGTTCGTTCTGTGTATGGCGAAATCCAGTTCCTTGTCAACAATAACGGCGCAGACAGCGCACACAGCCAGTCTCCGACCTCGACTGAGTGGAAAGCTATCAGCTGCGTGGATGGTAGCTTTATCACCCCGGACGGAAATGGCACTACGGCAAACTCCGTCAAGATCGACATTGTGAGCGGCAAACTGCAGTGGGCCAAGACCATCACCCACAAAAATGCGGATGGTGATTGGCCTAGCTGCACGTTTGGCTCCATCACTTGCAGTGCGGACATTGGCGCAAATGCAAAACTGCTGCTTCAGGCGTTGGGTATGATGCCTTATTCCAGCTCCGATCTGTGCGCAGGTCATACCTGTTGGTTCCGCAATAGCGATGAGGAACGCGCTTTCTTTTCTGGTTGCAGCTGGGACAACCCCTCCGGCGGCCTCGGCTCGTTCCACGGCAGCTACCCGCGGTCCAACGTGGGCGATGGTATCGGTTTCCGCGCCGCTTACTGCAAACTGCCGTCTGTGACCTGATGACTGCGCGGTAGCGCAGTCACGTTCCCCTCGACCCCGCGAAGCGGGGTCGTTTATAAAATTGATTTTTTCTGCATCGGTGGATTTTGCCGTTTTTCGGTAAAATCCACCGAAAAGCAGATTTTCAAGCTGTTTTCTGTTATACTGACCCGCGTTCGGAAGGAGGTCTACCGCATGGAAGGAAAACAGGACGAACTTTTTACTGGTCCGACCCTGCAAAAAATCGAGGATATGATGGAATATGCGTATCCTGTACTCCAGCAGTTCCCAAAATCCGAAAAGTTTGCGATGGCAGCCGACATGAAACTCGTTATGGATGTGATGCTTGAAAAGGCTGTGGAAGCGCAGAAAAAATACTTCAAAAAGACCACGTTGCAGGAACTGGACGTTGCAAACACAAAATTGCAGCACTACCTGCGTGTGGCATTTCGACTGCGGTTTATTTCCATGCACAAGTATGAGGTATGGAGCAAGCAGCTCGTCGAAATCGGAAAGTTGTTGGGGAGTTGGCTCAATACCGTCAAGGCCAACTCGAAAACATAGGGAACCAGCCGTCACGCGCTTTCTTTTCTGGTTGCAGCTGGAACAACCCCTCCAACGGCCTCGGCTCGTTCAACGGCAACAACCCGCGGTCCAACGTGGACGATGATATCGGTTTCCGCGCCGCTTTGCCTCCAAGCCAGATACTGCAAGCTCAAGGGCTTGCTCTCAGTGCAGAGGTGATAAAGGGGCTGGTTCCCTTGGTTGCATTTCGCGGCCTAAAAATATTAGCCTCGCAGTCTGCGTTCCGACGCTATAAGCGTACGGCGCACGCTGTTCGGCGACCTCAAGGAGTTGGATTTTTTGGAAAAGCACCGACACGTTTTCGAGCGTTTTGCAACGTTCGACAATTTGTATGACGGTTACCGTAAGGCAAGTAAAGACAGGCGTTATCAGGGATGTGTGCTTAGGTACACCAACCACCTTGAGGAAAATTTGATAAACTCGGTGAATCAGCTTCAATGGCATGAATATCATGTTGGCGAACTTCACCAGTTTTATGAATACTACCCCAAGAAGCGCATCATCAGCAGCCTGCCGTTCTATGACCGAGTGATAAACTGCGGAGCCTATAATGTTCTGTGGCCTATCTATTTGAAGTCTATGTACGAGTACAGCTACGGAAGTATCGATGGGCGAGGGCCTCTAAAGGCGGCTTTTGACATTCAGCAATGGATGCGAAACGCAGGCCGGCTGAAAGGCGATTGGCGTGTTGTCAAACTTGACATTGCTAAATTCTTCTTTCGGATTCCTGTTGATGTTCAGCTGCGGGAACTTACTCGCCCGCTGGATGACCCTGACATGGTATGGTTCCTCGAAACGGCTGTCCGGGCGGATGGCCGCCCGCTGGGGCTTCCTGTTGACTGCACCGATGTGACAACCGCCGAACGCATATCCGGCGTGGGAATGCAGTGCGGGTCAATCATAAGCCAGATGACGGGGAATGTGGTACTCACACCTCTGGATCACTACATCAAGCGCACAATGCGCATTCCGTACTATGCGCGGTTCATGGATGATATGCTTCTGCTGGTCGATGGAAAAAAGGCGGCGTGGGAGGCTGTGGAAGAGATTGACGGATACCTCCGTGAAAATCTCGGTTTGCAGCTGAACAATAAGACCGCCGTTATTCCTCTTGGCCATGCGGTTGAGTTCGTTGGCCGCAAAATTTCCCCTGAAAAAATCGAACTGCGGCGGCAGACCTCCCTCGGCATGAAGAAACATCTTCGGTATGTCCGAGAGGCCTACGCCCGCGGTGAGGTTCCCCTTGAGTACGCCCTGAGCGTGATTCAGAGTTATCTGGGCTTGATGCAGGGCTGCAACAACGACGCTCTGCGAAATCAGATTCTGGAGGACTACGTTCTGGTTCGCCACTCACAAGATATGCTGGATGCAGCAGAATAAAATCAAAAGGCAGCTTCACCCGCCGGGGTGTGGCTGCCTTTTTTGTGCAGGAGGACACAATGAGTATCCAAGAAATACTGACGGCGGGGGGCGGGACGCTGATAGTCCTCCTTACGCTGGTCCAGATCGCCCCCATCAAACTGAATCCGTGGTCGGCCATCATCAAGTGGATCGGGCACGCTCTAAACGCCGAGGTGCTGGAAAGGCAGCAGGAAACTCAAAAAAAGCTGGATGAACACATCCGGGTCGATGATGAGCGAAACGCCAATCTTTTACGCACCCAGATTCTGCGCTTCAATGACGAACTGATTGATGATAAGCACCACACGAGGGAGCATTTTATCGAGACTTTGGCCGTCATTGATGCCTATGAGGACTACTGCCGCAGTCACCCGGACTACAAAAACAACCGCTGCATCTGCGCGGTAGCGAATATCAAGCGGGTGTACAATGAGCGGCTTCAAAAGCACGACTTCTCTTGAAGGAGGTTTTCTACATGAGAGTCATTGTCTATCAGGCCAGCGACACATCTGCTCTGAGCAAGAACTTCACCCGCAAGGACTTCAAGTGCCCTTGCGGGTGTACTCGCCAGATGGTCGATTCGGAGCTGGTCGAAAAACTTCAGGCCATCCGGGATAAGCTGGGCAAGGCCATCAAGGTGACCAGCGGATACCGCTGCATCACGCACAATGCCAGCAAGACCGTTGGCGGAAGTCCGAATTCCAAGCACCGCTATGGTATGGCGGCAGACTGGCGCATGGTGGACCGCAGCATCAATCCTGTGGCCTTAGGCATCATCGCCGCCCAGTATTTCAAGGCGGTTGGCATCTACTGGTATGACGGCTGCGCTATCGTGCACACCGACACCCGCGATGCAAAGGCAACGTGGCTGTGCGATGCCCCGAAGCACTACCCCAGCACCACCTACCAGAAGTTCGTTTTGCCAACCATCCGCCGGGGATGCACCGGGGATGCAAACCATGCAGCCACGAAGATGCTCCAGCGGCTGCTGGGGCTGACCCCGGACGGCATTTTCGGCGAGGACACCGAGAACGCTCTGCTGAAAGCGCAGGAGGCGCACGGACTGACCGTGGACGGCATCTGTGGCCCTGCCAGCTGGAAGGCCATTTCCGGGGCTTCCAAGTACCTGTGAAACATCCGATATAACCAACACGACAAAACGGCGCAGGGGTGGCTCCCCGCGCCGCTGATACTTATAGGAGGCAATATCATGGAAGCTATGCTGAACTTCATCCCCGCGCCCATCGCCATCGCTCTGATGCTGCTGGGCTTCGTTGCTCTGGCAGTCGGCGGCATCCGGCTGGGCTACAAGGCCACCGTCAAGGATCTGGCTCTGGAACTGGTCGAAAAGGCCGAGTTGTCCATCATGGGCAGCGGTCAGGGTGCCAAAAAGAAGAAGCAGGTGTTCGCTGCTCTCCGCGCCAAGTGCCCGGCGGCTATCCGCTGGGCCATCACTGACGAGGTGCTGGATGCTGTCATCGAACACGCCTTTGATGTTATGACCGCAGCACTGGGCAAAAAGTCTTGACTGCTGCATGAGTGCCGTGTAAAATAGAGGCACTTGAAAAGCTTCGGCTTTTGTAGAGAGTGGCCCGGCATGGTCCACTCTTGATTTTATATTTGGCTACCTCGGTAGCGCGCAAAAATCCCCCTGCATTGACCTTCGGGCCAGTGTAGGGGGATTTTTTGTTTGTTTAGAACTTCATCTGTGCAGCATCTTCAACGCTCACATCGTCAAAACACCGGGTCAGTTCATCAAGGACTTTGCGCTGCGTCTTTTCGCTCAAACCGGCGTTGCGCATTGCCATGGCGCAGTAGCCGATGCAGGCTGCATTTGACCACGGCCCATTCAGGGATAGAAGCATTTCTTCCATATCGATTACCTCCGAAGATCTCCATTGTATACGCGAACCAGCACCCAGTCAGACAGGGGCTTGACGTTGCCGCCCCAGTCCCGGAGGGCTTCATCGGTGCCGCAGGCCTCGCAGATGTACACGCCATTGGCGTGGCGGCTCAGTGCTCCGTGGGTCAGTTTGTCCGGCATCCTCTCGCCGCAGCGGGGGCACAGCGGCCAGCCCTGCTGCTGGTCATAGAGCATCTTTTCAATAGCTTTTTCGTCCGTCATTGTACTTCCTCCTTAAACATCTCGGCTAACCGAGTGATATGCAAACCAGTGACCGCGCCGCCGGAACAGATAGAACCAATTCGTGAACTCCTGCCCTGTGCAGTCATAGGGGCTGTTGTAACTCTTCAAATAATGATGGTTAAGAAACCAGTTGGTAGCGTCCATCTCGTGCGCCTCGTCCAGCTTATCGGGCAGCTTAACAAGCTCCAGACGGCCGTCATAGTCGGCACTGATAATGCGCACACTGGAAACGGGGCGGTTATTGTAGGCCCGGATCTCCATCTTGACGGTTGCGGCCAAGTTTTTCACAGCGGCTTTCTTTTCGGCAGAGGCGGGAATGTCGCTCTGTATGAACATCAAGAGTGCATACGCATCCCGCAACCTCTCATTATCGGTAATACTGAACACGGTCATAACCTCCTTTTGTAATTTGGATGCGTTGAAAGTTCATCCATCCGCTCCAGCGCAACTATCCGTCCTTTCGGATTCATCAGACGGAAATAGCGGAGAAGTTGCTGCTCTTCTGGCGAAAGGCTTTCGTCGTAAATTCCGGTTTCTAACCAATGTGCATCAACACCGAGCGCATCTGCAAACCGTTGAATAGTTGAGGGCTTAGGATTCTCTTCGCCGCGCTCGTATCGCCCAACAAGGGAACCAGACATTCCGAGCTTTTCTCCAAGTTCCGCCGCTGACATTCCTTGCCGCTTCCGCACAGTTCGGATTCTGTTGCCGAGGCTTTCTACTATACCCATAGCTGGAAGAAAAACGTCAACGGATGAATCTAAGGCTTCTGCAATCTTTTTCAGAGTTTCGATTTTTGGCGTTCTCAAGCCGTTTTCCCATTGAGCAATTCCAACAGGTGAAATGCCAAGCCGCTCTCCGAGTTCTTTCTGCGTCAACCCTCGAATCTGACGCATTGTTCTGATTTGCTCTCCCATCGACATAATTATGCGCCTCCTTCAATGTCCGGGGACTGCTCTCTCAATAAATTCTTGTACGGCCTGCGAAGTTGTGCGCCTGCCCAATTCCAGTGCTGCTCTGCATACGCAGTCAGGCTTTCGGCGTACTTTGCGGCAGAGTGGGCGTCAAAGAACACCTTGCTGCCGACCTCGGCCATCTTGTAGTGATAGGGAGTATTGAAGCCTCCCGGATTCTTCCCGACCAGCTTCACCTCGGTGTACCCACCTTTCAGAAACCCCACAACTGTGGCCTCGCAGACACAGTATTCATTCAACGGGGCCGCGTGCTCTGGAACGTAGTAGAGGTGTTCACATACATGGAACATCGTGTCGCCGATTTCCGGCTTTCTTTCCACACGCATTTTGCGCTCCTCCCTTACTTCATGTTCTGGCGTTCCCACATCAGCCAGCGGTTCACTTCCTCGCCGGGCATCGACTTCGGCTTGCTGGTTTCGATGTACTCCCGCTCTCCGAAGATCTCCAACTGGTCGATGTCGTCAGGCGACTGGGTGATAATCTTTGCCGGCCAATCGCCCACGCCGGGGACTTCAATGCGGCGCAGATACAGGTTGCTGTCAAAGTACCAATCACTCTTGATGTACCGCTCTTCGGCATCGGTTCCCTCGATGGCCTCAATGTACTTGCCGAGCGCACCGAAGACTTCCAGTCTGGTTGGTGCTTTGTCGAATTCGGTCACATCAAAGAGTTTGATATAGGAGATTCGGCCGCGTTCAACGGCAAGCTCCTCGATGGTGCCGGAGTATTTGTAAAGTTTCATTGTCATATCCTCCAAATGCCCGTATAGCCAGATAGCGCAGCTTTTCGGTTTTTAGGCGGCGGTATTTTCACTCTCGGCCTCTGTCAAAAATGCAGAGGTGAGATGCAACCGGGCGGTCTTGAATTCCGGGCCTCTCATGCCCAGACGCTTGGTCAGCACCCGGAGCATGAGGTCGTGTTTCTGCTGCTGGGTGTACCCGGCAACGGATTTGAAGTGGAGATTGTCGTGGTCACAGTTGATAGCCCATGCGCTCATTGCCAAGCAGAACTGGACGTAGGCTTTGATGCGGCCGGCGTGAGTGGTTCCGTTGAACAGCCGGAACTCCACGGTGCCCTTTGTGAAGAATGCATGGAGGTTGATTCCGTGATACCGGGTGCTGTTGTAGTGGGAGGAATCCACGCCGCCATCGTATCCGTCATTCGCCACGCTGTACCAGATGCGCTCTGCATCGTTCCGGCTTGCTCGGCCATTCTTCTTCATTTCACGGAACAGGGTGGGGTTGATTTTGTGGCACCAGTGGTCTGCACGACTGCCAATCTGCAAGGCTTCATAGAACAGATCCTGCCGCCCGGTGGCGAAGTTCAGCAGCCGGCAGAGGCTTTCGGGCGTGTGGTTCGCACCGTCAACGTGGACGTGGATACCACAGGAGCTGTTCGCCATGGCACCCTTCTTGACCAGTGCCCGGATGACCTCTTGCAGGTCGGTGATGTCCTCATACTGGAGAATCGGGGTTACGACCTCGCAGCGGTAGGTATCGTCTGCCTCTACGATTGCGCCACCTCTGCGCCGCCGGGGAGTGATGGAACCGTCTCTCATGCACTTCCATACGCGACCTTTGCTATCCTTGGCCTCGTACGTCTGGTAGGTGCCACCTGCAAAGTGGATACCGCCGACACCGAAGTAGTTGGCGATGACGGAGGCGGCTGTTCCGCGGGAAACGCCCGTCATTTCAATCTCAACGCCGAAGTTCTGGCTCTGAATCGTGACCATCTTTGCGCCCTCCCCTTAGTGCAGCTGTGCAGCGTGCTTGTGGTAGGTGACGGTGTAGCGGCCACCGTGCTTGACGACCTTGATATCGTCCATCTTCACGCGCCGGACACCGAACTTCTCGTGGACGTACCTTTTGACCATCGGAGCGGCCTTTGTGGTCACATCCACCGCACTGTCATTGCTGCGGCGGCTCTTGTAGCGGTCAAACCGCTTCTCCTCGGCGGCGTTTGCTTCCTCCTCTGTGCCGTAGAATCCATCCTGTGCGCGGTTGTTCAGACGGTAGAACTTCTTGCTGCTGATGACCTCCAGACGCTCATTCCAGACGGTGCTCCAGCGGTCTTCCTGATTGGGCTTGATGTCGTCCTTGACCCGGCCAACAATCAGCTCCACACCCTCGGTGCCGAGGTAGTTGTTGAACGTGGTGAGCAGCACCCGGATGATCTCGGTGCCGTTGGTGAGGTCGATGTGAGCGACCTCGCCCTGGCTTCCGCCCATCGTTCCGGCGTTGATGTAGTAGCCCTGTGCCATGTAGCTGCTGGCTGCTGCGGTGAACTCGCGGTTAATGTCAATGAACTTCATGCTGAAAACCTCCGATTTACTCTTGACAAATCTTCAATAAAAAAATAAAATGGAGGTGCAAGGGGCTTGTGGATAACGGGCTTTTAGCGGTTAGCGGTTCAGGGTGCGATCCTGAGCCGCTTTTTTGTATGCTTCAAAGCGGGCTACCTGCTCGGCTCTGGTGAGCTTTGCAAATTCCTTGCTTGTCATGGAGCATCACCCCCTTTGGGTTGCTCCCTTGCACCTCGTAACCTCCTCTCTATGTCTATATTATACAACGAATTTCGTTGTATGTCAATAGCAAAACAACATTTTTCGTAAATATTTTTACGAAAAGCGTTGCATTTTTCGGGTGAGTGTGATATAGTGAAGAAAAGGGAGGTGCTTACATGATTCGCATCAAGTTGAAAGCCGTACTTGCCGAAAAAGGTATCAAGCAAAAGGATTTGGTCGCCATGACCGGGATTCGCCAGCCCACTCTGTCGGGTATGAACAACAACTCCGTCAAGCATATTCCGTTGGACGTTCTGGACAAGCTGTGCACCGTTCTGGACTGCCAGCCTGCCGATCTGCTGGAATTCGTGCCGGACGATAACGAAAAAAGCCCGGACGCATAACGTGCATCCGGGCAGGAGATGGGGTTATTTCTTGCGAGACTTGCTCACGGTCTGGGGGATATGGCGCACCTCTTTAACCCTGCGCTCCGGGTTGGGTTCTCGTACAATGAGGTCATCGAGATTACAGTCTAATGCCTCACAGATGAGGTCGAGGTCGTCCAGATTCACACGCTCCGCAAAATCATGGTACAACTCGTTGATGGTCTGGCTGCGAATCCCCGTTACACGAGCGAGTTCGCTCTGTGTCATCCGCCGTTCGCCAAGGCGGGTAGACAGCAAAATCCTAATCAT